AGGCTGGTAAGCAAGCATACTTTAATAAACAACCTAAAAGCTCATGCCCATATGGCGACTGCGACCTAAAAGACAAATCATTTTGGCTTGCCGGTTACCACGATGCTGATATTGAGACGATAGGTTTTGCTCACTTCACAGGAGAAAGCAATGACTGAGCCATTCCACGTCTTGATTGACGCTGACATCATTGCGTATCAGACAGCAACCATAGCGGAGCAGCTTGACCCGTTCGATCAAACACCACGACGAGACGTCACTCTCGATAACCTCGTGGGTGTCGCCGTCGACGAGATCAGGGAGCTCAATGAGATGTTCGAGGACAGTGAGGTACTGCTCGTATTCTCACCGTCTGACCGCAGTAACTTCCGTAAGAAGGTCGACAGCACGTACAAACAGAACAGGAACCCAAAGCCTAAGCCGAGGATGTACTGGGAGCTTGTGCGTGAACTCAAGACTATCTACGCCAACATCGAGATTAATCACCTTGAGGGTGACGATGTGCTCGGTATCCTGCATACCAGGAACCCAAGCAATAGCGTGATGGTCAGCAGCGATAAGGACATGAAGACCATCCCAGGTCGACTGTACGACTTCCATCACAACGAACACCACAACATCAGCACCAACCAGGCTAACTATAACTGGATGTATCAAACGCTGATGGGTGATAGCGCCGATGGCTACAAAGGTTGTCCTGGTATCGGTAAAAAGAAAGCAGCCGCTATCTTACCGACACTCGATGAGAACGAGGACGACGATGTGTTCCTGGAGCGCTTGTGGTTCGAGGTTCTAGAGACATACAAAAGCTTCTACAAGAACCCCGATGTTGCCGAGTCTGCTGCCATTCGTCAGGCCAGACTGGCTCGTATCTTGCGCTGCAACGACTACGACTGGGTTAACCAAAACATCCGCCTATGGCACCCAAATGACGAGATAAACCTACCTTTAAACCGATAGTGACACCAGTGTAGCCAGTATGAACAACTGCCATAGAACCGCAGTATTTATCCTGGTGCATGTGTGAGGAGTAAACATGTACACCAAAAAATCAAATAGCATAGATAACGCAACCGCCGCTGAGTGGAATGCTGCCAGCAGAAAAGCAATGACAGGCAAGGACACAACTACGTTTGACGCAGTTGAGCGCCCTAAGCACTACGCCCAAGACAACGGTGTGGAGTGTATAGACGCCATTAAGGCGCAGCTAACGCATGAGGAATTCATCGGATACATGCGTGGCACCATTGCTAAGTACAACTGGAGGATCATGCATAAGCATCCTGATCCTGTCCAAGACGCCTCGAAGATTAGGTGGTTTAGCCACTACCTCGAGCAGTACTTAATCAACCGTGCCTAGCGCGGCCCCCACACCTTGCCGCTACCCCGGATGCCCGGAATTAGTCTCAGAAAAGTCCGCCCGAGGCCTCTGCGTGAGGCATGTGCGTGAGACTCGTGCGTTCCGGGGGCAGCGTGGCAGAAGGAGAAATTTTACAGATGAAGACCGCAAGCGAGATAATTGGTACAGCTCTAAAGATTGGAGGAGTCTCCGTCGTTCTTATATTAGTCGTAACCCTCTCTGCGTTGATTGTCTCAGTAGAGGTTTGCTTCGCCCTGCTGATGTCGTGGACCACATTATTGAGAGAAAAGATGATGACAGCCTACGATTGGATAGTTCTAATCTTCAATCGCTGTGTCACAAGTGCCACAACAGCAAATCTGCTGAGGAAAGGCGTAAGCGTAGAGATGATGATCGACAAGCTTAAAATGAAGCTCAAGATTTAGTGTGGACGATTTTTGTGTAGATACTTTTCGTGTAGATGCTTTCCGTGTAGATGGATGCGTAACGAGGTGCAAAATGCCGCTCGGCGTCGTCGATCGATCCTCGAAAAATCGAAAATCGACGCGAGCCGATAGCGATGCGGCAAACGATCCCGCGCGCACGGCGTGAGCATGACAGCGCACGGCACCCGCTCAGCGCTTCGCTTAATGCGGGCGCACGGGTTCGGTACGCGCCATTTAAGAGACGCGCAGTAGTGAGCACGACCCGCGCAGCGGCGAGCCGTAACCCCTCGTTTTTATGCTAAAAAAATCTAAGCGATATCTTAGCTATTGAACGGAATCGGGGCATTAAGTGCGCTTTGTTGACCAATGGCCACACCTACCGCCCGCGCGCTGGACGCGCGAAAATGTGACCATGTCCGGGTATGCTCAAAAAATGCCGGGATGAATTCAGCATAAAAACAAAAGATATCCGAACCGTTTACCAGCTCAGCGAACGCGTATGCGTCATTGATAAACGGCGCGAGCTCAATAATTAGGAACTCGCGATATCCGGCGCTCCCTTCGCTTTGTATAAGCTTGCAGAGCCATTCTGGCGCGCTGTCGTCGCCCGCTATGACCATTGGCCCGCCTAAGTACTCAGCGACCCCTAACGCGGTCTCAGCGACGTTTATATGCTCGTTGAAAGATAAAGCTTTCTCCATGTCTTACCCCTTGGTTACTAATCATTCACGGGCTACCAGTGCCCGGAGACGCAAAAACCCGCCGTAGCGGGTCGCGTTTCGTCGTGGGGTTTATTCGCCTTGCATGCGCTTTGCTTCGCTGTCGTTAGGGACCAAATACACCTCTTGGTAGAAATTGGGCACGTCCCATGTATGGCCGGTGTTATCGATGAAACACGTCGAGTCGAGATCGACCGTGAATAGGTAGCTTGCCTTGGAATGTTCGTCGCTAAAGGTCGGGTAATCTGTTTCGGTGTAGTGGTCGCCGTCGATAGCGTCGACGATTTCACACACTAACGCGTGATAGCACTCTATCCCGACTTGCTCAGTTATGGGCCCGCATTGCAAACGGGGAGTTACTGAAAACTCAAATTGAACGTCGACCGGGTCTAGCCCAAAAACCCCGGACGCGACGATGGTTCCCGTTATCTCGGGCACTAGTGGTAAATGTAATTGGTTATTCATTGGTTACCCCTCAAAAGGTTTTCTTGGTGGATGTCATAACGGATCGCGTCCATTAATGCGGCCATCGTGTAGTAGTACGTTCCCTTGTATAAAAACATTAGATAGTGTCTCCCTGTAGTTTTAGTGCGCGGCAATGATGATATCGACGCCGTGGAATCGCTCCGAGCCGCATGCATGGCCGGTCGGTGTACAAGTGCCACACTCGCCGGGACATGTGAAGGCCTTCGCGCCGTATGCTGAGCGTAAAGCTTGCTGATGATCTCGGTCGCTGTGGTCGCTGTGACGCGCCTTTGTAGGCATAGCAACCGCAATAAACCGACCCCTTGTGATCGGTAACCGCTCGACAGCTTCCACGACCTCGGGACTGTGACGGTGACCGCTAGATACGTTTAAAACGTAATTACGCGGCCAACTATCAGCGGCGAACGTCAAACCCTCGCGAGTACTTAATGCGACGTCGTAACCTAGTAATTCGGTAAAGCTTTTCGAATAACCGTACGCGGCGAGCTGTGGCAGTGATTTGATTTGTGACATCCAAAAATGAACGTCTAGCACGTCGCGAAAATCGCCGTCGACATAAAGCCGAAAATCTACGCGCTCGAGATCGCGATATTTTGGCCGCCGTAGTTGTGCGCGTAATTCGTCCGCAATTGCAAAGCGTCCCGCGTCGGTGCTCAGTAGCACTGTATTTTGCACCTGTCGACAGAATGCCGCCGGGTAACGCCATGCGCTGAATGAGTAGCACCAATCACGGCAATCACCGGAGCCGGGACAAAAACCGAAGCCGGGCATCGCTGAGAAGCTTAAAAACGGTAATTTGCTGTTTCCCTCGGCGAATATAGTAAATGAAGGTTGAGCGTCACCCTTAGCGAGTAAATCGCAGAATAACGCCAGCTTCATCATATTAAGCCGCCAGCCGGGCTTAACGCTGTCGTCTTTCACAGCTTCCCATATGGCCGCCGATACTATGGCGGGGTCGTCGGCGTGGTCGCGTACAGCGGTTACGATTGGTTGTAGTTGTTTACGGTTCATAAATTACCCCTTAAAAGTCAATGTCGGTCGTTACGAGCGCCGAGCCTTTAACGAATCGTTCGGCGTTAATGTTTTCGAATTTGTAGATTGAGAAGCGCTTGGAAGCCCGGTCGTAATCGCCTTTGATATAGACGGGCGACTGCAAACCGCGTTTGGTCACTAGGCGGAAATAATCGCCGGGCTTTAGATTGCGGACTGTTTGGGTGCTCATAGTGCCACCCCGCTAGTGATCGCAACGCTAAGCACCATCATGGCGAGAATGACCGCACTAATGCCGCCAATGAAGCCCCACACCGCCGCCTGAGCACGACGCGCTGTAATGTCGCGATGATGCATACCACGACGTGACAGCCGTACAGGCTCATATGATAGGTAGCCACAGGCTAAGCCGGCGACAGCACCGATAAGAGTAAAAGTAGTAATAAAAGTAAGCATTGATTAAGTCCTATATGTAATGAGTACAGTCACACTATATATAGGGTATTCCTATAGGTACAGCCCATTTAACAGACCGGGTGCCCGTGCTCGGTGCCCTTATTACTGTTTGGAATAACAAACACCATCCACAGCACCGCCAACCATATCGGCTCAGGCCTTCGCGCCTATCAACAGCACCAACCAACACCAACCCCCAACCATTCACCGAATGAATGCATCCGTGCTCGCTCATACAGCAAAATGATGCACTACTATCATTCCAACGAATCGATAACCAAAATCGCATTCACGCGATGAATATGGGCATCGGGGGGCCTCCGACCCCTGGCCGGACGAAGCACACGGCGCGCGCCGGTCTTATTTAGAGCCGCCGTCATAATTAAAGGTGCTTTTTATAGGACGTACATATATCATATGGTTATATAGCGTAAGTCGCTGTATCAGGAGGAGACTTAGGTAGATTCATGTGATCTACCGTTGTTGCTGGTCAGCGGGGCCATCCCCTCCTCCTGCGTGGTCAAACTAAAACCAGCGCTATTTGGAGGTCGGATGAAAGTAGTAATCGAGGGTTTGGAAGAGGGCCAGGTGGCTGTCGTTACAGTTATTGGGACTGATTACCTTGATGATGATGATCCCGATCCAGGCGAGGAATTACCAGAGGAGACATCACAGCTTGTCCGTACAGTCATAGGCAAAGTTGTGAATTTATAGATGAGCAGCGGAAAAGGTCGGCCACGTAAGCCGACAAAGTTAAAACAGTTGAACGGTACGTTACGCCCTGACAGGACGAATAAAAACGAACCACAACTAGACGTGTCGTTACCCGACAGGCCGTCATGGCTTGACGAAGACCCGTTATCGGCTCAGCTATTCGATCAAGTTACAAAATACATGGTCGAAATGAACGTCGGCACTCGCGTCGACGGGTTAGCACTTTCACTTTTATCAGACCAGGTCGCTATGTACCTACGTCTGCGTAGAACGATCCTCGATGAGGGAGAACTCATCAACACCCAGAACATCAATGGCGATCCAGTGATCAAGCCACATCCCGCCATTGGCCCACTTAACCAGGCATTCACAAACATCAATCGACTGCTTCGCGAATACGGCCTCACAGCCAGCAGTAGGTCGCACCTTAATGCAAAAGCAGATGTGAACTCGCCTATCAATACATTTGAGGACTTTCTCAATGGATGACGCTCACAAGAATTGGTTCATGGTCGGCTGGCCGGTCTTTACTGCACTAGCCGGTATGGTTTACATCGCTGGTAGCTCTAGCCAGGAAGTCATACAGATACAAAAAGATATCGAAGAGGTACAGCCTTTAGTCGCACGAGTGGCAGTCCTTGAGGCTGGCGCAGATCAGACTAAAGAAGACCTGCAAGAGATAAAAGCTGATGTCGCCATCATACGTGACTACATCCTAGAGAAAGGCAGATAGGAGTCGCTATGAACCTTTTATCGTTTCTAGGCCCGGTTGCTGACTTAGGTAAAACTTTTCTCAACAACAAAGCTGAAAAGTCTAAGGCTAAGCATGAGCAGCAGCTAGAAGTCATCAAGAATGGTGCAGAGTGGGAATCAAAGATGGCTGATGCTTCTGCATCGAGCTGGAAAGACGAGTTCTGGACGCTTGTGTTAGCCGCTCCAATATTCATGATTGGCTACGCTATCGCTATGAATGATGTTGCTGTCATTGAGCGCGTCGATATGGCTTTTGCAGCACTCAACACTCTACCTGAGTGGTATCAGTACCTTCTGTTTTTAGCAGTTAGCGCAAGCTTTGGCATCAGGGGCGCTGACAAACTGATGAAGCTGAGAAAGTAATATGTCTTCTCAGTGGGCAACATCTGACGCAAAGATCGCCAAGGTAGCTTGGGATTACGCGAAGAATGTCGTCTCTGGCAAAGTACCTGCCTGTAACAACATCAAGCTAAGTTGTCAGCAAGCGTTGGCAATGAAGAAACGCAAAGATATTAAGTTTGATAACAACGCCGCAGCTAGGCCTATCCGGTTTGCGTCGTTCCTGCACCACCTTAAAGGACCACTCGCTGGTCAGCCTATCGAGTTCGAGCCGTGGCAGGTGTTCCTGGTTAGCCAGGTCTACGGATGGCTTCGCTCAGACGGGCAGAGATTACGCCGGTCTGTTTACATCGAGGTTCCACGTAAAAGTGGCAAGAGTACTTTGTGCTCTGTGCTCAGTTTGTACCATCTTATGGCAGACAATGAGTCCAGTGCAGAAATCTATTCAGCAGCCACAAGTCGTGACCAGGCGCGTATCGTATTTGGCGATGCCCAGGCTATGGTCAAAGGCAGTAGCCATTTAAATAAACACCTGACAGTACATAGGAGCTGCATAAGCTTCGAGGCTAAAAACGCTAAGTTTGAGCCGTTAAGTGCTGACGCAGGGTCGTTAGAAGGGCGCAGTCCGTCATTTGCAGTTGTCGATGAGCTACACGTACACAAGACCAGTGAGGTCTACGATGTACTGAACGTCGCTTCTGGTGCGAGAGCCCAGCCGCTGCTGTTCACAATCACAACAGCCGGAGTAAACCGCGAAGGTATCTGCTACCAGGTACGTGACTACGCTCTGAAAATACTAGAAGGCCACGTCGACGATGACACGTTCTTCTCTCTGGTGTACGGCATCGATGAGGAAGACGACTGGCGCTTGCCAGAAACTTGGCAGAAAGCTAATCCAAATTACGGGGTGTCCGTACAGCCCGACGATCTAGCTAGGCTAAGTAAGCAAGCTGAGGAATCACCGTCAGCCGAAACCAACTTTAAGACTAAGCGTCTGAATGTTTGGTGCTCAACTAACAGTGCCTGGTTGTCTATGTCTGCCTGGGACGCTTGTGATAAACCCCGACCACCGATAGAGCAGTTTAAAGGCCAACCCTGTTATATAGGGTTAGACCTGGCATCAGTAAATGACTTTGCTTCTGTCGCTTTGTTATTTCAGCAGAACGGTGAGCTATACCCCTACGTCTACAACTTTCTACCTATGGAAACGATCGTAGACAAGTCGGGAGCTATGGGCGCTAAGTACCGGGAATGGTTAGATAAAGGCTACATCACTGCAACCGATGGGTCGGTCACCGACCTGGCATATATCAAGCAAAAAATACTAGAAGCCTGTGAGCAGTATCACGTCAAACAAATAGCTTTTGACCCATACGGAGCTCATGAGCTTGTCAGCGAACTGATGGACCAGGGCCTACCTATGGTCAAGTTCCCGCAGAACATCATGAACATGTCAGACCCAGCTAAAGAGTTTGAGAAAGCTGTACTGAGTAAACGCATGATTCACGGCGACGACCCAGTCGTCCGGTGGATGGCTAGTAACTCTGTGATTTGGACTGACGTTAACGACAACATCAAAGTCAAAAAAGACGCTGCCGCAAACAAGATAGACGCAGTAATCGCAATCATCATGGCCCTGGGTCGGATGAAGGTCCACGCTGGACTACAACCGTCACCCTACGAAACGCGCGGTATTCGCACACTTTAGGAGCTCCTATGGCATTTTGGAACAGAAAGTCAGAGGCGGCTGAACAGAAAAGCATAAGCTACGGCCTCGATAGCCCGGCATTGATGGAACTAATGCTACGAGGGGATAAGCCCTCACTTAGCGCCGTTAGTCCAGAAACAGCTATGCGACTGTCGACCGTATATTCCTGTATCAAAGTTCTATCCGAGACAGTTAGCACTTTACCTTGTCACTTATACAAGCTAAGCGCTGATCGCGTCAGCAAGACACACCAGTGGTCTGACATGATGCACTCGCTTGTGTACCGCTCACCTAACGATTGGCAGACAGCGCAAGAGTTTTGGCAAATGCAGGTCGTCAACCTGTGTCTTCGTGGTAACAGCTATAGCTATATTGTTCGTGGCGAGTCTGGTCGTGTTGTTTCTCTACACCCGATTCCTACCGACTCAGTTTCCGTAGACATCCAGCATCAAAACCAAATTACTTACCACGTTACGATTGGTGAGAAAGGCCGCGAACGCACAATGGTGCTTCAGCCTAGCGAAGTGCTTCACTTTAAGGGCATGACCACTGACGGCATCCGCGGCATATCTCCGAT